GTTGCAACCCCGCCTATAAGTCCATTTAGTATGGCGATAATTCCATTAATCGGACTTTTTACTATACCAGATAGACCGTCAAACACGCCCTTAAAAATGTTTTTTATTCCCTCCCAAGCACGCTTCCAGTCCCCCGTAAATACACCTGCCACAAAGTCTATTATTCCTTTAAAAATCAGCTTGATTGAGTTCCATATATCTGAGATACTTTTAAAGAACGCATTGAATACTTTACCAATCACTCCAAAATTTTTTGTCCAATCTCTCGTGAATATCCCCGATAAAAATTCTCTAAACTCATTGAATTTCTGCTTAACAAAATCCCACACTTCTTTCGCTTTCGTAGAAATTTTGTCCCAATTTTTCCAGAGTAGGATGCCTATTGCTATTGCCGCTGCAATTGCAATGGTAACTGGGCCGCCTAAAGCCGTTGTAACCAAGCTCAGCGCGCCAGCAACACTTTTTATGGAGCCTACAATATTAATAATTGTGGTAACCAAGCCTACTGCTTTAGTTACAAATTCCCCGATTTTCCATGCAGCGAAAAATGATCCTACAACAATTGCAATATTCTGTATAGTGGTTTGATGTTCCTGGCACCAGTCTGAAAACTTTTTCAGCAAATCTGTTATGGTTTTCATGACAGAAATAAAAAGACCACCTGTAAATTCGGCTAATGGCTGAAGGAAATTATCAAACAGCCAAGTACCAAGAGGCTTCAGAGCATCTATGACAGCATTCACAGCCCCAATTGCCGCGGCTAACATGTCTAAAAATGTAGGCACCGCAGTTTGGATTGTCCATCCTGCAATCGGTAATAATACATTATTCCAGAACCACTCCAGCCCCGCCCCTATGTTTGACGTGAGTGGCTCCAGCGCTTGCAACAGGCCGTGGATTGATGTAAGGAGAGGCGTGAAGTTTAGTTTTCCGGACCATTCTACAGTCGCTCCGGATATGTTTCGAATAGTGCCAAGGATTATATTAAACAGGTTGAATATGCTTTGGATAATTTTTGTACCAGTACTATTCTTCTCCCAGGCATCCTGCAGGCCGGAAGCAATATTACCGATTATCTTAAATATATTTTGGAAAATAACAAGCAAATTTGTCAGCATTAACTCCCCGGTTCCATTTGACCACACTTTCAGAAAACTTCGCCCAATACTCTTAACAAGATCCCAGACACTGCTAAGAGCGTACTTCATGCTGGAAATTGTAGCCTTTCCTTCCCTGTCCCATGCCTGCTTAAATGGTTCAAAAATTTTGCTCATTATATCCTTGAATTTTTTAACCCAAGGTAACGTTGCAGCATCTAACGCAGCCATATTAGGGGGCTGAATCAAGACAGGTGCATTGCTGTCATCTGCACTTCCGGATCCATCTGAATCAGAATTGTCACTTAGTTTCTCGATTTTATCAAACCCTAAGATATCACGCTGCGCGGCCTTTGCTGCTTTGCCGGCTGCTGTTGCATCTCCGCCCGCCTTTTTCGCTGCGTTTCCATAGGCTCCCATAGCATCCTTTGCAGCTATAAGCGATTTTGTATTTTCAAAGCTTTGCTGGAATGATTTTCCAAACAGCAAACTAATAAAGCTAGCAACGTAGCTTGTTGCCGTAGCGATCGCGCTCATCAATGCATTGATAGCAGGTAAAATTGCATTATAGATTGGAGTAAAAGCAACCATAAGATTCGATTTTATCAAATTCAAAGAAGAAACAAACTGCTCATTAGTATTCAACGATGATATCAGGCTGGTCGTTAAGGCTTTTATGCCGCTTGCAATGCCCGGAAGAATAACCATCCATTTCATCATTTGCCCCAGGCTGTTCCCAATTCCACCACCGAAAGAATTGACATTAACACTGGCCTTTTTAGAATGCCGTCCAATGTTATTAAAACCCTGCCCGATACGGCTTAATAAAGACGGAGACTTCTTTCCTGCGGAATTAAATCTGCCCAATATTGAGGACATGCCAGACATTTTTGATGTTGCGGCTTTAATAGCATTTGCTGAAGCATTCTGTGCCTGGCTAAATTCACTAGCCTGTCTCTCCAATTTTTCATACTTTGCCCCAAGAGTATCCATCTTTCCAGTAAGGGAATTAATAGCAGATTCTTCATTCAGAATCTTGTTGTGGATGGTAGCCTTTACGTCTGGATTAAAGGCCCGGTTATATGACTCCCGTAGATCCTTTAATTTCTGTTTGTGGGATCTTATTTTGCTCTCAAGATTATCCATTGTTCGTTTTACAGTTTCCATCTCAGATGATACTCTGTCGATATTTAACGTAGGGGGCGCTCTGGGTGTAGCTGCAACAGGGATTTTAGTGGATGCCTTCTGTGCAACAGGCTCAGCACTCACAGGAGCCGTGGAAGGTGTTTTCAATTTAAATGTATTCAGAATACTACGCGAGAGATTTCTTGATTTCTGCCCAATATTGTTGATGGTATCCCCTGCAATTTTGCCTGTATCGCTGAAGGTCTTCTTAATCATATCGGTTGTATTCTTCATCATGCTTTGAGTGGTTTTATTGACATTACCCGTTGCCCTCTTCATTGTACCTTCAATTGTCTTTTCGACACTTTTCATTGCAGTATCGGTGCTCTTTCCTGTATTATTGAATACTTTCTTGACTGATTTATTTAGAGTCCTTCTTAAGCGATCCCCGATACTAGAGGATACTGAATTAATCTCATTTAGCAGATCCGATTTAACTTCCAGATCCAGACTGATTTTTCCAACGCTTTCTCCCATGTCCACTCCTCCCTTCCTATAATTTTACCCGAAGGTTTCAGCAAGCATATTTTGCAATATTGATACAGATTCTTCTTTTTCTTCGACCGTCATGTTTTCGGTGATTGGGTGCCTACTACGCCATGTATTTCTTATACTCATTTGTTCAGAGGTAAAACTCGCCAGCATATCTTTGTCTTCTTCTGCCCTGATTTTTACAATCATCCCCAATGGAGTATCTGGCATAATTCCGGTAAGCAGAGTGCAAAACTCTCCCCACTCCATTACCGCAATGTCATCTTCTCGTAACTTATACTGCAATGCAAATGATGATACGATCAGATCCCAGTCTTCGTACAGATCGTACCACTTATTTACGTTTCTTCCCCTTTTCCTGAAATCGGCCACCTTCCGCCATCTCCTCCACTTCTTCGAGGGATGAGTCTGCAAGGGCTGCCATAATAACATTGATTATCATGGTATATGCCGGCATTGTAAGCTCCTGCGCTTCTACATAGGCTGCAGCTTCTTCACCCAGTGCGATTACAATAATCTTTTTCAGGATTTCGAATTCTCCTAAGCTTTTATCATTCTGCAGTGCTTCGATCATCATTGCTGCAGGAGCAGTGTTGTTGATCTTAAATACATGTTCATCATCGATGGATACTGTTGGTTTCTGGTTCCTCTCTGCTAACTTTTTTGCGATATCGTATTGTCTTGCCATTACATTAATCCTCCTAATTACTATTCCGAAGCCGATGCCGGCGTATAAACTGGTTTGCCGTCACCCTGCATGGTAAATTCCAATGGTGCTACATTGGTGGAGTCACCTCCGCCTACATTAGTTACGTTAATAACACAATCAAACGA